TTGCAAAACGTGAGTGGCGACGATGGTGTCGTCGCAGTTTTGGACAATCGGGGAAGCACGGCGCTTACTCGCCCGACAGTGCCAGCGGATGGGAGTATTGGAGCTATGTTCGACGGTCTTCGCTTTGCCGTCGTCGCCGTGTTCGTTCTGTTGATCGAGAAGGGAAGGTAGTCAATGTCGAAACTTGGACGCAGTCAATGCAACGGTCGCTCGTTGTCCTTGCAAACTCTAATAGACGCCACGTGGAAAGCCGATGGAAACAATGGTCATCGCGAGCAAGTAGCGGCATTCGCAAGCGGGCGCGATTTGACTAAAGTTACCGCAAAGGGGCTTTTAGCACTTGTTGAGTCTCAAGGGTTTCGTTGCATGCTGTCTGGTGTCGATCTTGATCCATCCACGTCCAACGTCGATCACGTTGTTCCAGTATCTAAAGGTGGAAAACATGTGATGGAGAATCTCGTAGTACTCCATCGGGATGTGAATCGTGCAAAGAACACAATGATTGCTGATCAATTCGTGTCTATGTGCTGTGCGATTGCCGTGAATGTTCAACAGTCTGGGTTTAATATCGAAGATGTAGCATCCAAGTGGGCTGGCGATCGCAATAATGCGGATTAACGAGTGGAAAAGGTAATCCGTTCGCCAAGTCGCCAAGCAGTTCACTCCAGGCATAAAACGCTTGCCACTGCTGATATCGGCGAGCTTCCCAAGATCAGAAGGAAGTCGCTTCGCGAGTCTTGCAAACTGGACCTGCACCGATTTCTCACGAAGTGCTTCCCGGAGTCGACGGGACTCAAGCCATTCAGTGAAGACCAGGTTGCGGCAGTCAAGAATCTCGAGGAGGCCATTCTTCGCGGTGGGCGTTTGGCTCAGGCGCTGCCGCGAGGCTTCGCCAAGACTGCGATCGCTGTAAGGGCCGCTATCTGGGCAGTGGTCTACGGTCACCGCTCCTTCGTCGCTGTCTACTGTGCCAACGCCACGGCCGCCGAGAAGATTGTTGAGTCGATGAAGCAGGAGCTCGAGAACAACCCGATTTTGTTCGACCTGTTCCCAGAGGTGTGCCACCCGATCCGTAGCCTGGGAGGCAAGCCGCAGGCCGTCCATTCGCAGACGTACCTCGGCGAGCTGACCAAGATCAAATGGAAGGCCGCACAGGTCGTAATGCCGACCATCCCGGATTCTGTTTGTTCCGGCAGCGTGCTCGAGGCGAAGGCGGTCAACGCGTCACGCGGGGCCCAACACACGACCGCTACGGGCAAAGTGCTTCGGCCGGACTTTATCATCCTGGACGACCCGCAGACCGATGAGGATGCCGAGAATCCGCAGACCGTCGCGAAGATCGTCCGCAAGATCAAGCGGTCAGTGCAGCGGGGCGGTGGCCACTCCAAAAGCGTCGCCGCCGTCGCCAACGTCACCGTTATTGAGCAAGACGACGTCGCTGAAAACTTCTTGAACGATCCTGCCTGGATGGCTGTTCGATTCAAGATGCTCAAGTCGATGCCGACGAGGCTTGAGGATCTTTGGCTTGGGCAGTACCGGGAGATCCGGCACGGTTTTGAGAAGAACAATCCGGAGTCGAAGCGGAAGGCACTCGAGGAGTCGCTGCGGTTTTACAAGAAGCACCGCAAGGAAATGGACGCAGGAGCCGAAGCGTCATGGAGCTGGTGCTATGCGTGGGACGATCCGTCGGCGTGCGAGATATCCGCAATTCAGCACGCAATGAACATCCTGATCGATGACGGTCCCGATGTGTTCTTCCATGAATGCCAGAACGACACGAAGGAGGGCCAAGCCGATACCGAGAAGCTTGGCTGGCGAGACATCGCGACGCGCGTCAGGCCGTACCCGCGAGGCGTCGCGCCCAACGACTCGGTTTGCATCACTGGCCAGATCGATGTCCATGACGATGTGCTTTCCTGGGGCTTGGTTGCGTGGACTCAACGATTCGGCGGCCAGGTGATCGCCTACGGAACGTACCCAGAGCAGCCACGTCGCCACTTCCTGTTCCGCAAAGTCACCAAGACGATGCGAGACGTGGCGCCCAAGGGTAGCGACCTAGACGGTGTGATTTACCACGCGATCAGCGAGCTCGTGACGACGATCGCTGACGGTTCGTGGAAGACCGACGACGGGTCGATTCTGCGCGTCGCTAAGATCCTCGTCGACTCCGGCTACAAGCCAAAGCCGGTCAAGCGAGTCTGCCGAGAGCATCGGTACGCACCGATTCTGGTACCAGCAAAGGGTCGCGGTGTGCGTGCAAAGGACCGGCCAATATCCGAATGGCGGACCCCGCCAGGCGGAATCAAGGGCGAGGAGTGGATGTACACGCGGCCGGATAAGGGATCGCTTCGTCTACTAACGTTCGACGCCAACTACTGGAAGTCATTTTCTTACGAGTCGATCGCGATGCCAATCGGCAATGAGCATGCGGTCGCGCTCTACGACGCACCGCTGGACCATCACAAGATGATCGGCGAGCATTGGACATCGGAATACTACAAACGCGTTGAGTACGCGGGCCGAAAGGTCGACGAGTGGGAGTTGCCATCGAGCCGGCCAGACAATCACCTCTGGGACTTCCTGGTCGGATCAGCCGTCGGCGCTTCGATGTGCGGGATTAAACGGGAAGCCTACCAGCCACCGACATCATCACGAACCAAGCGGCGTCGCCGCGTCAGCTATCTATAGGGGAAAAGCCTTGTCGAAGAAAAAACGCCCAAAGCCGCCAGTGGTTGAGGTGCCGTCGCGTCGTTGTCAATTCTGCAAGTCATCGAACGTCGGCATTGTGCGGCTGCTGAAGGTTGATGAATGCGGGGCCATCATGAAAAAGTGGGACACCGGCGAACGCTACAACGTCGTAAAGCGACACATGTATGAGTGCCGCGATTGCGGTCGACGCTTCGTCGGCATGCAGTACATGCTGCTCAACGCTGAAAATCGGCGAATATCAGCAGATGAGAAAACGGCCAACGAGCCTGAATCAGTAGAGTGAGGGAGTTCTCGCTGGGTGCGTGAACGCCTACCTTCACGGGCCGCGTGTGCCTGAATACATCGGGCCCACGCGGATTAATAATCATGCCTGACTACTCAGCTGAAATTGCCGAGCTAGAAGAAATTGTCAACAGCTCTGTCGATCAGACAGCAGTCGATGGCACTAGCACCAAGGTCAACTTGGAGCATGCTCGGAAACGTTTGGCAGAGTTGCGGGCTCTCGATCCCGACTCAATTCAGGCCGGTCGGGTCCGGCCGCGTGCAATGCGGATCAGGCTGGACTCCTTCTGATGATCGACTTCGGAAGCATCGATGTATCGGCCGCTCACGATCTGGCTCAGCAGGGCGAGGTTCGCCGCTATGGGTACGATGCCGTCGAGTCATCTGGAAAGCGGAGGCCGCCAAAGGTCCGCGTGATGGCGGAGGACGAGCACCTCGATAGTCGCAAGCGTAAGACGCTGATGGCGACGAACCGCGACGTCGTCCGCAATTTCATCCTGGCGAGCTGGATCTGCCGCAAACACCTCGACTACGTCACCTGCTTTTCGTTCCGCGCCAAAACAAAGGACGAAGGGTTCAATCGAGACCTCGAATACTACATGCAGAAATACTGCGGAAGGCACCGGTGCGATATCGCGAGGCGTCACCGCTTGCAACGGTTCATGCGTATCGCCGAAGCACGGCGGATCCTGGACGGAGATTTCGGGATTCTGAAGATCGCATCCACGCCAGGCAGTAACGCTCGCGGAAAGATCCAGGGGATCGAATCGGAGCTGATCGACACACCGGCCGCTCTGCCAAAGGGTATCCGCAACACGGACTGGGTGTCCGGTGTCAGGCTCAGTGCTGCAGGCGCAGCGGTCGAATACATGATCTGCAAGCGGAAGAACAAGGGCGTTGAGTTCGGTCGGATCGTACCGGCCGCCTCGATGATCCTGCATGCGTATTTCGACTCGACACTGCGGCATGACCAGGTCCGCGGCGTGTCCCCGTTCGCTGCTGCCGTGAACACGCTGCAGGATGTTTACGAGGGATTCGACTATTCGCTGGCTCGGATCAAGGTCGCTCAGATGTTCGGCCTCACCATCACCAGGTCGGCGGAAGCATCGTTGGAGCACGTCGTACCGACAGCCGATGCCGACGGCGACGGTGTCGCGGATTCAAAATACGAGATTGATTTCGGCAAGGGGCCGGTGCTGCTCGACATGGACCCGGGAGACGACGCGAAGTTTCTCGAGAACAAGACGCCGGCGATGGAGACGGTCAACTTCCTCAACTTGATGATCCTCCTGGCCTTGAAGGCGCTCGATATCCCGTATTCGTTCTGGGACGAGTCGTTCACAAACTTCTATGGATCCAGAGGCGGGCTGATTCAATACATCAAGAGCTGCAAGACCAAGATTGCAGACAACCGTGAGGTGCTGGACGAACTGACCAAATGGCGGATGGGCCTGGCGGTTGAGGACGACGAGATCCGACTGCCATCAGGTTGGGAATTCGACGACATCGAATTTGAGTGGATCCCGGACGGCGTTCCGTGGTGGGACCCCGTCAAGGAGGTCCGAGGTCATGCGATGGCGGTTGCGGCTGGTTTCTCAACTTTCGATCGCGTTGTCCGTGAGACGAGCGGCGGCGACATCTTCGACAACATCGAGGCGAATGCCAAGGTGCTGGAGTTCGCCCGAAAAATGAATTACCCGCTTGCACTGCCGGGCGTGTCGGCGTTTGGTCCCGACGTCGTAATGAATCAAGGAGAAGGCGGCGATGTCGAAAGTTGATCCATCCAGCGTGCTGGAATCACCACCGAAATTCAGCCGGTCGCAGATCGTCCGCGGTCTCAAAACTGGCGACGGACTTCCCCGCGTTGAGCGAGACGGTGGCGATTATGGTGCGGGCCTCATCCGCGGCGCATCGCTGATCGCACGCGGTGAGGCACTCGGGCACGGTTACTGGATCGATGACGAGTTCATTGAGCAAACTGCTTCGGCTGCGCGCGGGTATAGCAAAGGGCTCAAGGTACGGTTTACCCATCCTGGGTTGTCAAGCGACGGACTAGGCAAGCTGACCGCACGAGCGAAGAACGTCGAGGTGATCGACGGCGCCGCGATTGGTGACCTGCATATCGTCAAATCCGCTCGGAACACGCCCGACGGAGACTTGGGCGCCTACGTGATGGATCTGGCCGAAGAAGATCCGGACATGTTCGGGATGTCCATCGTCTACTACGGGGATCGCAAAGCCGAGCGCGAATTCGAGCGTGACCATACCCAGTTCGATGATGATGGCCGAGGAACGTTCATCAGTCCGGATGAGCGAAACGAGAAGAACCTGCCACATGCGAGGCTTGCGGAACTGCAGGCCGCGGATGTCGTGGACGAGCCGGCTGCGAATCCCAACGGACTGTTTTACCGGGAACAATCGCTGGCAAAGGAAGCAGACGCCCTGGTGTCCTACGCACTGGGCCTGACATCGGAGGCGCCGGAGCTGGTATCGCTGAGCGTCGACCCGCAACGTGTTTCTCAGTTCGTGGCTCGTTTCATGGAGTCTCACGGGCTGCATATATCCAAAAAGGAGGACTCCATGTCCGATCAACCAACGAACGACGTCGAAACGAAGCCTGCCGACAGCACTGAGGTAAACACCCCTGCAGAATCGGCAACGCCGACCGAGCAAGAGCCGGCCAGCGATGACAAGCTGTCGGCTCGCAAGAAGGAAGGCGCCCAGTTCATCGAGGCGTTTGGCGAGCAGGATGGATCGCTGTACTTCGCGAAGGGCTTGAGCTTTGAAGCCGCTCAAGTCCAGTTCACGAAGAAGCTTCGCGAGGAGAACGAGGCACTCAAGCAAAAGCTTTCGGCGCGTCGCGGTGACGGCGTTGATGAGCCGGTGGACTTCTCCGCCGATGAAGATCCTAGCCGCAAGAAAGCCAAGAAGGGTCTGGCCGCTGTCGTGAAGCGTGCCGGCACCTAGTCTCAGTGATGTGGGCGTGGTTAATCGACGCACCCAGCGACATACCACAATCAACAAATTCTGAGGATATACGACAATGCCTGATGACTTCAAAACACTGGCCGATCTGGCGATCATCAATGACGCCAACGCATCGGACTTGGGTGCGACCGATATCTTTGACGCGGTCCCGTTCCTCAACGCGCTTGCTGCGGAGGAAACCGACGGCGACACGCACAAGTACGTCAAGGAATCTGGCGCACCTGTCGTTGGATTTCGCTCCGTGAATGCAGGTATCGAATACGACAAGTCGTCCGATACGCTGGTCACGGTCACGCTAAAGCTGCTTGATGCGTCGATGCGAGTGGACAAGGCCCTGGCCGATCAATATCGGCTTGGCCCCGATGCCTTCATGGCTCGCGAGGCTTCGCGCCATCTGAGGGCGGCGCTCAAGGTTGCCGAAAAGCAGATTCTGATGGGCACTATCGGCGGTGCCGCTGCAGGTTTCGCGGGCTTGGCCAACGCACTCGCGGGCGGATCCATGGTGCATTACGGCGACACCGGTGGTAATGCCTTGACATCGATCTACTTGGTTCGCACGAACGACATGGGGACGGATTGCCAGGTCATCCTGGGCAATGACGGCCGGATCACGATCGATCCCTACATGCCGCAAGAGGTGCAGGACGGCAGCGGGCTGAAGTATCACGCATACGTCGCTGCGATCATGGGGTGGATCGGCTTGCAGATCGGTGGAGCGAAGTCGGTGGGGCGCATCGCGAACGTCGGCAATACGACCGGCGACACGTGCGATGACGACCTGCTGACGAAGGGGCTCGAGTTGTTCCCGGCCGAGGCAATGCCGAACATGATCGTCATGAACAAGCGATCGCTTTGGCAGCTGCAGCGCTCTCGGACGTTCACTAGTCCAACGGGCGCGATGGCACCGCTGCCCACGGAATTCATGGGCATTCCGATAATCACGACGGATTCGCTCGTCCCTGGCGAAACCGCGCTCGTCCCGTAATCGAAAGTTCTGTCATGTCGCTAGTGGCAAGACACATGCAGCTCCACTGGAAACGCCTAGCAGCGTTTGGTGGAGTTGCTGCGACCTATTCACAGGATGGGTCGACCGTCGAGTTGACGGTGGTCCCCGCTGGCCGGACGACTCGAACGGAAACCGCGGAGGGTGCGATCACATCCAGCAAGGACAGCGACTTTGTGTTGTTGGCATCGTCATTGGTCATCGGAGGAAACGTGGTTTCGCCGAAGCGGCGCGACAAGATCACGTATGCCGACGTCAACGGCATGCAACGCAAATTTGAGGTCGTCAGCCAGGCAGGTGAACGGCATTACGATCCGGTCGACCAGTACGGCGTGATGATTCGTGTGCATACCGTCGAGGTCAAGGGAACGTAACGATGCCGAAGATCACTGAGTTGTGCGAAGAGATCAAGACTTGGCTGAATAATCCTACGCAGCAGGCCCAGCTAAGCATCTCGTTCTCGGCGGTGCGTCGTAATCTACCGTTCAGCGAACTGGAGTCGTCGAACGAGCTCGAGGTAACGGTGTTTCCCGGTCCCCGGACGCTTGATCGGATCGGCCGCAGGAAGCATGCACGGACGTTTCAGGTATTCGTCGCGGTTCAGAAGAAGATCGTCGCGGAAACCGAGGCCCAGCAGATCGCCGCAGAAGATGAGCTGGTTGACCTGTCGCAGGAGATCGAGGAGCTGCTGCGGGACGCACAGTTCAGCGGCGTCACGCGACTTGACGAAACGGAAACCACATTGCCTCCGTTTCTGCCGGCTGAGCTCGAGCAAAGTAATCAGTTTGCTTCGGTCGTTTCGCTCACGTATTACACCGAGCTTTGAAGATGGAACAGTTCTGGGGCGCCCACGTCGAGACATTTTTCGATAGAGCGGGAGTCATCGCAAAAATTCGGCGGAAGGAGCTCAAGGTACTGCGTGGCGTCGGTGGGTATTCGCGGAAGGTCATGCGTAACAGCATGAAGTCGGGAGGAAAGAAAGGGGCCGTCAGTTCACCGGGCGAACCTCCGCGGTATCACGGTCGCGGACTGCTACGGCGGCTGATCTTTTTTGGCCTGGAGGAAAGGAGCATGTCGGTCGCCGTCGGCCCCGCATTGCTGGCGTCGAGCCATAAGCCGATCGAGCAGCGCAGGAAGTCGCGAAGCATCGCGGTGTACGCAGACTATCGCAAAGGCGGCGTGACCATGCCGCAATTGGTGAACGAAGGTGGGCAGGCTTTGCGAGTGACCCGATTCCCATCGGGACGCACGACAAAGCGGACAATTCGATACGCAGCGAGGCCGTTCGTTGATTTGGCGAAACCTGATTCTCTCGCCAAGTTTATCGAGCTTCTCGAGAAAGAACCATTGAACTAGGAGATAAGCGGCATGGCCAAAAGCTTTCGACTCGGATACGAGGGTGCGTTGTACATCGGTGCAAACGCGTTAAACCACAAGGAGGGCGAATCTAGCCCGCCGACGCCGCTCTACGATTTCACCACGGTTACGTGGGCGGAGCTGGTGAACATTGGAGACGTCGAGCTCGGCGGCGATCCGGAATCGGTCGACACGACCACGCGAGAAACGGCGCGCACCGGATTCTCGGCGGAGATTGACGTCATCGAAAAGGGAGAGCTGACGTTTCCGATTCAGTTCGACCCCGCGGATGCCAACTTCAAAAAGCTGCTGCAAGCGAAAGTGCAGAAGCTCGAGGTTGCACTGATGGATCTGTCCGAGCAGAAGAACGTCGTCGGAGCCATCGGCATCTGCGGAAACTTCACAATCAACTTCGGCCAGAAAAAGCCGGTCAAAGGCGTGCAGGTCATCGAGGTACGGGCGAAGGTCATCCGCTACACCGATTGGGTCGAGGTATACGACGACGGAGGGACACCGACGCTTCGTCGCGTTGTCTTCGCATAATCACGAGTGAAGGAGGTTCACGCACCCACATGGCGAGTTTCAAAGATGCTGTCGGCAAGGAATGGACGCTTGCCGTTACGCCGTACGAATACCGCAAGATCAAGGACGCTCTAGGCGTCGACCTGTACGACGTCGTCGACAAGGACAAGGCAAAGCAGGTATTCGCAAAGATCGAGACCGACGACCTGCTGTTGTCCGACATCCTCTGGCTGATTTGCCAAAGCGATGCCGAAGGATGTGGCGTCGATCAAACGAGTTTCCTGCGAGCACTGCCAGGCAGTGTGCTCGCCGAAGCATACATGTCGCTGCTGGAGGCAATCCGCGATTTTTTCAGACGGCCCGAACACAGGATGATCATGGAAAAAATGATCAGCTTTGTTCGGGCAGTACAGTCGAGAGTGGAGACGGAAGTGACGCGGGAAGTGGCCAAGGTGGACACCGAACAACAGGCGAAGACGTTTATCGACTCTGTTATGAGCTCGCTGGCAGTATCGGGATCGACCCCAAGCCAGCAGGGCGTGACGGCCGATGGAGATACACCCTCGGCGAACTGATGATGATGTCGGGCGAGATCCAAAAGGACCGGTGGGACCGAGTCGTGTTTTGGGCGGTGCCGCTGCTGAACTTCCTGCAGGGTGACAGCGAGGAACCACTCCACCCGGCGGACATCCATCCGTACCGCGATCACGCGTTCTACGATGGCGACAAGCCAGAGCAGACGCGTGAGGAGTTTGTCCTAAAGCACATGCAAAAGATGGCGTTGCTGCCCGCGAATCAGCGTCGCAGCGTCGAGGAGTATTACCGACACCATGGCGTCCGCGAGATCAGTTAAAGCCGGATCGGCATTTATTGAGATGTTCCTGCGTGATAATCGCATCAGGCAGGGACTGATCAGTATCAGCCGGCAGATGAACAGCTTCGGCCGAGGCATCGCAAGTATTGGCGCCCGCGTTGGCGGATTCGCGGCCGCTGCAATAACGCCTCTTGCGTTTGCAGTTCGCGAAGCGAGCAACATGGAGGAGACGATGAACAAGTTCAACGTCGTCTTCGGGGAAAGTTCCGGGATCGTGCAAGAATGGGGTAATCAGTTTGCTGCGGAGGTGGGTCGATCAAAGCTTCAAATTGCCGACTTTCTTGCGTCAACCCAGGATCTGCTGGTGCCGATCGGATTCGACGCTGATACCGCGACTGATCTAAGCAAGCAAATTACTGGATTGGCGGTTGACCTGGCGAGCTTTAACAACTTGGCCGATGCGGACGCGCTGAATGACCTGCAGGCAGCGCTGACGGGATCCGGGGAGGTCATGAAGAAGTATGGCGTCATCGTGTCGGAAGCTGCGGTCAAGCAAGAATTGCTTTCCCAAGGCGTCGACGTCGCCAATGCGACAGAACAGCAAAAAGTGTTCGCGCGATTGTCGATCATCATGCGAGGCACGACGGCCGCACAGGGCGACACGATCCGATCGGCGGGCAGCTTTGCGAATCAGATGAAGGCACTGCGTGGAGCGGTGAGCGACGTTGC